CAAAATTCCGTTGAGACGTCGGACGAGATTCCAGAAATTATCGCATACAGAGGTTTGTGTGAGATTATTACTGAATCTGGGCATTGTGGATCTCCCTATTTGGGGTTTCCACCGATGGGGCCTGTGCTACTTGGTCTCCACATCATTGGTGGGTGGACTAAGAGCGTGGCAGCTGTCGTATTGCCTAAAGAATCTTACGAGACTGCTCGTGATTTTCTTAAAGTCGAACAGGTGCAGGCAGGTGAGCCTGACCTGCGCGATGCCTCCGGTAACCCCATTGAGTTGTTGCCGTTGCACAAGAAGAGTACCTTCCGCTTCATTGAGGAAGGAACAGCTAGTGTATACGGATCACTTCCGGGTTTCCGAGCGAAGGGCAAATCCAAAGTGACCAAGACTTTCATCCATGACGCTATGTTGGATGTAGGATATGAGGTCAAAGTTGGAGCTCCAGTTCTAAACAGCTGGAAACCGTGGCGCACGGCATGCGTCGATGTGGTCCAGCAGGACCACAACATCAACTGTCCAGTACTTGATGAATGCGTAGATGCTTTTGTCAATGACATTCTGACCAACTTGCCTGAGGGCGCGTTGGATGATGTTAAGGTCATTACGGAGCGAGCCGCTCTGAATGGTCTGACTGGTGTCAAGTATATTGATCGAATGAATTTAAATTCTTCGATGGGTTTTCCTTGGAACGCTCCAAAAAACAATTACTTGATTCACCATGGACAGGTGGAGCAATGGGAGGATCTGGTAGATTTCACACCAGAAATTCACGCCCGAGTCGATGTGATGCACGAGAAGTATCGCAGAGGCGAGAGGTGCATGGCAATTTTCCGTGCACATCAGAAGGATGAGGTGATTTCCCTTGCTAAGGTGGAAGCGCAGAAGACGCGCTTGTTTTCCGCGGGCAATTGTCCGTTGGGTTTGTTGATGCGCCAGTACTTTTTGGGACTGGTGCGTTGCATCCAAAAGAACAAGTTCGTTTTTGAGGCAGCCCCCGGCACAAACGCAACCTCACTTGAGTGGTGTCAGTTTTACCACTGGCTCACTAAGTTTGGTAAAAAACGTTTGATTGCTGGAGACTATTCCAAATTTGACAAGAAGATGTCTCCTGCCATGATGTTAGCTGCTTTCAGTGTCCTTGAAAAGATATTGCGCGCAGCTGGATATACGGAGGAGCAGATGCTTACAGTCATGACCATGAAGTGGGACATTGTGTTCGCACTGACTGACTTTGATGGAGATCTTGTCGAGTTTTGGGGATCAAATCCTTCGGGACACATCCTTACCGTCATTATTAACTGTATTGCTAACAGTTTGTATGTGCGGTATGCGTGGCGGCAAAGTGATCACGAGCTTACTAAGTTTCGTGATTACTGCGCACTCATCACTTATGGTGATGATAATGCCATGGGTGTGAGCCCGTTGGTGGAAAACTTCGATCATGGTGTGATTCAGAAAGAATTAGCCAAGATTGGAGTGGTGTACACCATGCCTGACAAAGAATCAGAAAGCATCCCGTTCGTGGATATCCAGGATATCACGTTTTTGAAACGTGCCTGGGTGTATAATGCCGATGTTGGTTCTTTTGTTGCTCGTTTGGAACATGATTCCATCGAGAAGGGGCTTTTGTACCACCTTCCTTCAGACACCGTGTGCAACGAGAAGTTGGCGGTGGATTCCTTGGATGGTGCTTTGCGTGAGTACTTCTATTACGGCCGTTCGCGTTTTGAGGAACGGAAGGCAGTGTTTGAGAAGGTCATTGAGCAGTGTGAGTTGACACCCTACTTTGGTGGGTTTCAATCGTATGATGCTCTAGTACAGCGTTACCTCGAGAGTAGTAAGGACTACAGCGAGGATGGACGTTGCCAGCAGTGCGCAGCTTAGGTGCGCACACCATGGGGCCTAACCTATAAGGTCCCTCCTTTTGGAAAAACCAAAATGTAGGCGTAACGAGATAGTTACCAGCAGTGTGTAATTGACATTTATCATACTGTTAGGGATCTCGGCGAGACTCGCATGGGGCGTTCCCCCGAAGTCTGTATTTACAGATGTGCTGCTAGTCCACAAATGTCAACCCTCAGAATGCGCATTGGGTATACGCGTGTTCATTGAGTTTCAACCTACCTACTAATACACAACAAACAAACATTCGCGAGAATGTGCCTCGGGTGGCTGCCATTGCCCGAGACGCTAGCGAACAAGAATGGCAAAATCTCACAGAGTCCCCGGTGGGGGACCAACATGTGAAAGCATGTAAAATGCCACCTCGATGGCGGAAACGAGCTCGTGCTCGACACCGTCGTGAAATGGTCCAGTCTGATGAAGTCATTGATATGACTAGTTCAGATGGAGCCGTTCGAAAGGTGGCTGCAGAGAACCTCGTCTTCCATGATGCCGGCATGTCCGAGCTAGTTGATGATGGTACTCTGGCCCAGGGTAATTACGACCAAGACAGTGATAGCACAGCTTCCTTAGGGAATTTTTTGCAACGTCCTGTCCGAATCGCGACATATTCCTGGGCACAAGGTGGAGGGTTCCTACAAACCTTCAAACCGTGGAATTTATATTTCAACACTCCCCAGATCAAGAACAAGCTTCAGAATTTCGGCAAAATCAAATGTCGATTGCACTTGAAGTTTTTAATCAATGCTTCTCCGTTTCATTACGGGTCGCTTCGAGCTTGTTACTTCCCACTCAACGATGAGCGTAATGCTTATGTTGCGGTGGGAGATCTGATCCCTGCTTCGCAGACCCCCGGGGTCTGGATTGAACCAGCCACAATGGATACAGCGGAGATGGTTTTACCATTTCTCTGGCCCCACAATTGGTTAGAGGTTACAGAACTAGCACAGTTCACGAACATGGGACAGGTCAATCTGTTTGAGTATGCGAATTTGAAATCCGCAAATGGCGCTACGTCCGCCGCCACCATCACAGTGTATGCGTGGGCGGAGGATGTTACCGTCATGGGACCAACATCTATCGGTGCTTTGCAATCCGATGAGTATGAGTCGAACTCTGGAACGATTTCCGGTCCGGCCAGTGCGGTGGCTAGTGTGGCTTCCCGCCTGGTGGACGTACCGGTGATCGGGCCCTTCGCTAAGGCGACTGAGATGGGTGCGAGTATGGTCTCAGGGGTTGCCCGCCTTTTTGGGTATTCCAACCCTCCAGTGATAGACGATGTTATGCCGATGCAGAACAAATCGTTTCACGCTTTTGCCAATTCTGAAACTAGGATGCCCATTGATAAATTGTCTTTGGACCCTAAGAATGAGGTTACGGTATCTAGCGCTGTTGCTGGGGTTGAAGAGAAAGATCCCTTGGTTTTTACCGAGTTATTGGGGCGAGAAAGCTTCCTCCTTGGTACAAACTGGGATAATGGTGATGCGGTGGATACACTTCTTTGGAGTGCTGTTGTCAGTCCTCACTATGCTTATCTTTCTGGGGGATACCGAACGATGCCCCCGCTGACATATTTCGCGCAGAACTTCAGGTTTTGGCGTGGATCGATTGTATATAAGTTCAAGTTTATCAAGACCAAATTTCACAGAGGTCGCGTATTGATTTCTTTCGATCCCAATGGAGATATCTCAGCAAATGCAGATACGGAAACAACAACCTTTTCACGTATCGTTGACCTCGAGCACGAGGATGAAGTTGAGTTTGCAGTCCCTTATAAGGCTACTCCTCCTCTTCTTCTGAACCGGGACGTGGGCATTTTTCCCACCACATTCTCTTCGGATGCGGTGCCAGTTTACACCTACGATTCTAAGTTCAGCAACGGTACCATCACGATGCGTGTGCAGACGACCTTGACGGGTCCGACGACTACGGCTGATGTCACTGTTTTGACTTATGTCAAAGCGGGAAAAGATTTCCAATTTGCAGGGCCACGCCATATGGGGTACGGATTGACAACCCGTGACCCTCTTGGTGTCATCCAATCTTCGGAAGTCGAGGATATCTCTCAGAGTAACTCAGACTTGGATGTCCATGTAGGCTTGATCACCACGGGAGAGGTGATAGCTTCCATGAGGCCCCTGTGTCATCGGACACATTTTCAAATGTCCCAATTTGCGGGTAACAGACCGGGTCCCGCAGTTGGAATGGTATGGGCTGTCAATCGGTATCACCGGATCCCTCCGGGGCCCGGGCGAGCAGCGGATGCATATCAGAATGGAAATTTAGCAGCCCCTTATCCCTACAACTTTACGCAGAACAATCCAATTGATTGGACTCTTAATTGTTTTGTAGGGTATAGGGGTTCAATGAATCTCCATGTCAACCCCATTTTTGGGGGGGCTAATGTAGCCAGCGTGTCGTCTTTGGCGATTTCGCGGTTATATGGTCCGGTGCGTTATAATCTCGCTTTCAATTTCAATGGAGGTGAGATTATACCCAATCCTGCAGCGGTCAATGCAGCATCGGGTTTGACACGGGCGCTAATTGGTATTGCGCCCCCTACTGGAGCAGGTTCCAGTGTCACAAATCCACGCACCCAAGCGGCGATATCCGCTAACCTGCCACAATACTGGCCTCTTAGGTTTTATCAAGCGTTTCAGACGAAACGCGACATCGATCCTAAGAGCGTCACCAAGATCTACGATCATTTCATAGTCAACACGACGTTTAGTAACAATGTTATCTATAACGCCGCTACGGAATATCCAGTTTTAGACACTTATTATAGTGCTGGTGTTGATTGGTCTCCGGTGTTCTTTTTATGTACACCGAGAGTCTTCATCACCGTCACTCCAACAGCGTCTGATACTTAGATCAGCTGAAAAGGCAACATGTCTGATGTGTTGCTACCCGGATACGGGTTTTAAAACGAACAGAACCACTTGAATTAGACCTTTTGGGGTCTACTGCAGCCAGCAGTAGCCTCCAGGACATCCCGAATTTTTACCAGAG